AAAACGTACCCAGTCGCCGTCGCTGGCTTCTTTCATTTCGCGCCATGCCTGACCACAGCGCGTAACATCTTCGAGGTCGTGGCGTTTCACTTCGCCCCCTTCGCCGCCTCGATCTTGGCGTCGATTGCGGCCCGCTCGGCTTGGAGCTTTTGCAGCTTTGCCGTTTGGCGAGAGGCCTCGGCTGCGGCTTGCTCGTTACGCACGGCATGATATTGCTTACCGTTTTCTACAAGCGCTTTATTGAGTTGTTCTTTTTCCGCATCAATGGCACTGACCCGCTTGTCCATTGCGGTCATAGCCGCGCCCAAGATTTTCAGCGCCTGCCTTGCCGACTTGCACTTGTTGCCGCGCGAAGTCAGCACCAACTCGAACGCCTTGGTAGCCTTGGTTTCATCCATGATTATCCCCTCCCGAGAGTTTTGTTTAATCTTGCGGCCTCTTCACGTTTCCGCTTGAGCATGTCCTCAAGGACCGCGCGGAATGCGATCTGCTGAAACTTGACTCCCTCAACTGAGTCCAGCGCGATTGCTGCCGCAAGCCCGATTATTTTCTGATATTCCTTTACGGTCATGATTCCGCCCTCCTACTTTTCAACGTAAATTGCAATGTGGTTGGTATCTCCGGGATGTACATTATTGTCTTTTGCCTGTGCCGCAAGCCACGCAAGCAATGAATCTTCATTTTCGTTTACCGCCAACAATTCAAACTTTCGCAGGACAACTGTTTCCGTACCTGCATACGTGCCATTGCCGTGACGTTGAATAACCTCAAGCCGCCGCGTTGTGTGTACTCTAATTCTCATTGTTCCGCCCTCCCCTGTTCTTGTTTGTTTAAATCGACTATCAGTATGTCAACGGCCTGTTCGGCCCGCCATTGCTCAAGCGGCTGGATCGCCGCAAGCTCCCCGGCCAATTTAAGTATTGCCATGCGCGCCGCGTCTCGTTGCAGCAGTATTAATTTATCCAACTTAATCTTCCGTTGGTTATCAAGGTTAAAAAGTGCTGCTAGGTTTTCAAGAGACTTGTCGCTGTATTTGACCTTGGGCTTTGGCTCTGAAACTAATTTTAAAATGCCCGGGCTTGCAGCTTCGGCTGAAGCGTCTGGAGGGTTGCCGGGCATGTGGTTGTTATCAGGGGATGGTACTGTAGTAGTAATATTCTTAATCTCTTTCTTTTCTTTTCTAGTCTCATCTAATCTCATCTCATCTCTCATCTCTATCCGTCCATTGGCATCCATTGGCAGCCGTTGGTTTCCATTGGCATCCAATGGTTGTATTTGCGCACCACTGGTAAACGCTGGAATCAAGCTCGGCTTGCGCTCGCGACCGGGGCGAGGTGGGTTTAAAATCATGTGCTTATCATCTTGAACGTATGGATCGCCGTTAACATGATAATATTGGAGTTGATTGGCCTTGGCAAGTTCTAACAGCAGCCCGTCAACTTCTTCGGGCTTGATCCGCCCGCCGGTAACTTTGACGCTGATAGAAAACCCATCGGCCCGTCTGCGGCCGAAGTCGTCAAGGTGGGGGCGCAAAAAAAACCAGAGTATCAAAGCGCGGTCTGAAACTGTAGAGCAAAGCCCTTGTGACTCTGAAACGCAATCGTGCAACTTCGTCCAGTGCGCCACGGCTCAGCCCCGCTCTCGCTCTGCGTTGTCAACGCGCCTATTGGCTAGCCACTCAGCCACATCCCCGCGCCTATATCGGATCGTTCGCGCGTTCAACCGCACGTATGCCGGGCCACGCTCGGCTTGCCGCCATAAGTACAGGCTGCGCTCGGTGGTGTGTAGCATTTGGGCCACTTCTGCGGGCTTTAACAGATCGTCAATCATTTATCACCTCGCACTAGTTTCAAACGAGACTGACCACATGGGATAACTTATAGCACCTTGTGATTGCCCTTGTCAACCCCTATTTCACCGCGTCGATCTTGGCGAGCAATGAGGCGAGCGCAGCCCGCGTTTCGGGATAAGCATCATCATCATTGCATCGGTGGGCAAGCGACCCGAGCGCTAATAGCGCGTACTGGCCCACCTCCCCCGCCTCGATCAGCAGGGCCTTGAGGCGCGCGTTGTCCTGGCGCAGATAGTCGCGTTCGTCTGCCGGATTTGTCAGCGTACCCTCAACCGTTGGCCCGGGACAGCCGCCGGGGCATGACCCGAACGGGTTTAACACGCCTCCACACCGCCAACACTTTGCCATCATCCCTCCCTCTCTGGCGCGTTTTTAGCGCCGTGGTTTGCTTCGCCCCTGTCCTACCCCTGCCCCTGGGTAGATCGTCAATCCTGGCGTGTAGAATGCCACTTTAACCGCGTCTGCTCCCATAGTTTTCGGTGCGGCTCAAACCGTTTGCGCAGCTCGTCCTTTTGGTCCTCGGTCATAACCCGCGTCCGCCTGGTCTTCGGTCGCACTATCGCGGCCAGCGCGTCAAAGCTATCCGCAGGAAAGCACGCGGTAAACTCCTGATCGCATTCGCACAGTAGTTGAGCGCCGGGGATTTTCATCAACGCAGCCGCCAATGGTAGCAGCGTGCCCTTTGCCTTGCCGCTTGTCCTGCGTGCTGTTTTCGCCGCGAAGTAGCCGAGCTCGTTACCCTCACCTTTAAAGCCGTGCGAGTAGATATGCGCCCCTTTGCGGCCAGCGCGGCAGGGTATCACATGCAGCCACGCGCGATCTTCCTCGGACTGCGGCGTGATCACTGCGGCTGGATCGGCCTGGATGCGATAGCGCGCGCCAAATTCGGCTTTTAAATCGATGGGCGGTTTCACTTGTCCCCCGTTTGCGCGAGCCGAGTCGCCCCGGCCCGCGCGTGTAATTACTGCGCCAGAAAGTCGCGAATGAACGCCGCGCCGTCGTTACCCATGCTGTCATAGGTGCGGCAGTACGCCACGGTCTTGGATGCCAGCGCCGCGTTGATCGGCAGCTCTGGCATTTTCCAGTTGCCCGCCTTGCACTTCGCGACCTTGCCGCCCTTGGTCTTACACTCGCGGCAGTTGATGCAGTGGTAGATGTGAGCGGTCACGGCTTTCCCCATTCATCCCTAAGCGTATTTAATGCCGTAATGGCCGCGTCTACAATCCGCGTCGCCTCTCTGCTGATCTTGGAGTTATTTGTGCTGATTCCCTTTTTGTTCTTGTGCGCCTCCCTACGCGCAATTTGGCTTTCGCACATCCAGTTATAGAGCGACTTCGGACACACCCCATATCGCTCGGCCGCCTGTTTTACGGTGCTTCCGTCGCGTATAACTGCGCACACGGCGGCCGCGACTTGCCACGCCTCGTACTTTTGATAACGCTTTTCCACGTTCATTCCCCCTTTACAAGCCCGAACGTCTGTCGGGCCTTGGTTGAAATTTGATCTTCCGGCACGCCCAGCTTCGCCGCGTTCGTTGGCGACAAACTGAGCGCCTTGAATATCCGCTCGCGGTCAACGCCCTTGGAGCGCAGCACCTTAACAGCCGCCGCAACGTCCTTGACCGCCCGCGACTCGCTTGCGTTGAAACCTACGCCCGCGATTGCATGACCAGCCGCTTCGATCTCAGCACGCGCGGCCGGTTCCCATATCTCAAGCTCAGCAACGGCCGCTTTGTACCTATCGACCGCTGTAACGCCGGGCCATACGCGCGCGGTGCAATCGTAGCGACGCCCGCAGAACGCGCAATTAGCAGGCGACGGCGAAGCATCCCAAGGCCCCGCGTCGATACGTGCGCGCATGCTTCGGAACTGTTCGAGCAGCTCGGGTACATCATCGCGCGTGAACTCCGCTGTCCAGGCGCGGCAGTAACGGAAATAGTACGCGGAAAAACTTACCGTCTCGATCGATCCGTACCAGCTAAATAGCAGCAGCGCATAGGCCCGCGCCTGCGTGTCCTGTTGCAGATCGTCTGTCGCTGGTTTTTTGTAGCCGGTTTTCCAGTCGTAAACGCTGCACTCGTCACCACCCGCGCCCCTGATAGAGTAGCTATCGATGGTCGCGTGTAACAGCCCGTTCTCCGCGTCCTGTGCGCACGGCAAGCCGTCCGTATCAATCGCGAGGCAGTGCTCAATCTGCGTACTGGCGTCAACGCCAAAGCCGGGTAGCTCAAGCGCGCGCGTGATCAGGTCAACATAAGCCGCTTCGCAGCCCTCGGGAACTTCGGCCACATGCGCGGCCTGGATGCTCCTGGCGTGCTCAAGCGTGTGCGCGCCCGAGGTCTGTAAATACCGCTGGTAATCAGCAGCCCAGGCATGGAACGCTTGGCCTAGTCGCTGCACATCTGTCGCCTCGAACGTGCGGCCGTCGATATAGTCGCGAGCGCTCAGCATGCAACGTTGGGCCATTGAAAATAGGGAGCGGCGATAGCTAGACATTGGGGGCGTTGTCAATAAGCCGTTGCCAGTGCGCGCGCACCTCGGATACTCCGCGGTCTTTATCCGCCAGTAGCTTTTTAGCTTCGCCCGGACACCACTCTTTTTCCCACTGGCGCAGCGTTTCAAGCGTCCGCTCTTTTAATTGATATTGCGGATAGAGAAGGTTTGATCCGTCCACCACCATAAACGGCCCCTTGTAATGACGTATGCGCTTGAGAAAATCCAGATCGGCGCACGACGCCTGAAAACTCGTAACTCCGAGTTTGCCAGCGATGAATCGAAACGCCGCTTCGGCCGCAATGCTCATAGCATATACACGCGTTCCGCAAGTGTGCTCTCGATTGGCGAGCGTGTTTATGATGTCCGTTAATTCAGCCTCGGTGTTGGGCCACGCCTCTAACCGCGCCTCTCGAAGTTCTGCCTCTGTCATGGTCTTCAATGCGTCCGCTTTCATGCTATGTCTTCCCCCTGTTAACTGAATAAATCGTCTTGCGATTCCGGCGCATCCGCCCCTTGATGCGCCGGAGCGTTCTCGCTGTCTCCGTTGACAGGCGGCGCTTCGGGCGCGTCTGGATGAAATTCATCGATCAGGTCTTTTTCGTCCTCGGGCGATTCAGGCGCGGCAATCGCGGCCCGTATCACCGCTTGCGCCTGGCCGAACTCAGTCGCCAACGCGGCCCGGTTGCGGACGTGCTCAAGCGCCTGCTGTTGCCAGGTGTCCATTGCGCCGTCTGTAGTGACGTTGCAAACATAGATCGTAGTCGCCTTGGTTTGGCCGTCCTTGTCAACGTAGGATGTCCTGACCGGCTTGACGATCAGGGCGAGCGGGATATTCGCCAACGCGCCATTGGTCAACGTGGCAATGTATGCCAGCCCGCCCAAGATTTCGTTGATTGAGTTCCAGCTTGTAGTCCTGAAGCGATAGATGCCTGCGCCGCGCTGGATACCAGGGATTAAGAAGTTCAAGGTGCCGTGGGGTTTGCAGCCGCCGCCGGGCTTGGAGAACTCGCAAGCGTCACCTGGACATGCGACCTCTTTTATCCCGCCCTCTTTAAGCTTGCGCGTGGCCGTGGTGCCGTTGTCGCTCCTGCACCACGCGCACGTCTTAGTGTAGAACGCCCGAAACGTGGTGAACGTGGCGTCAATTGAGTCGAACGGAAACATGATCGGCAGTCGCGTCAGCTTGTCCTGAGCCGTCTGTTCGATCAGCGCCTTTTCTGCGACCGTGTCTCGAACGCGGTCATTGTTGGCGTCACGCTCAGCGCCGAATAAGCGGAAGTGATCCAGCTTTGACGGGCGCGTTTTACCGTCTCTGATTGCGACCTTTTCACCGATGCGCACTTGTCCGACTTCGGGCAAGCGTGGCGTGAGTCCCTTTATCATATCATCCCCCTGTTACTCTAAATTATTGAGCCGCCGTACCCGCTCCGCATGACTCACCGCGTCAACGCCCTTGCGGCGCTCGATAGCAGCTTTGAGGCTTGCGCGTGATACCCATGACGGCGCTTTCTGACTGTCGCACTTGGCGGCCAAGTGGCCCTTTAAGCGCCCGTCCTTGAGCATGACATAAACGGTGCTGTCCGTTGTCAGCAGCGCGTATGCCGCATCTCGTACTGTCAGCTTTTTCATGTTACCCCCGGTCATTGTTCTATCAGCTTGACTAGCTGTTGTCAAGCTATTTGATCACGCGGATTTGTACGGCGACGTCGATGCGGAATATATTGGCCAGGTCATGCCGTATGTCGGCCCGCTCGGCGTCCAAGTAGCGCGCAAATACCAGCGCGCCCCACGGTCCCTTAGCACAGCCGTGCTCAGTGCGGCTCAGATTGAACTCGACCCGATTGCGCGGGGCATAGTAGCGCGAAAAGATGACGCCGTAGTCACATTCGATTTCTGCGATTGCCGCCTTGACCCGCTTGGAGTTGACGTTGATCATTTTAAAACCCCTCGATTTCCAGCCCGCCCTCTGCGGCAAATGCATCTACTGTCCCGAGGCAGTTGCCCTCTTGATCGATCACGACAAACTCCCAGGCGTCGAAACTGTTGTCATTCGTTACGAGATCGCCAGGTGCCGCCGTGGCCGCGGTGCGAAATCTCCGCAGATGCATTTTGATTTTTGCGACATTGTGAAATTTTATCGCAGCAAATCCCTTTGCCATTGTTCATTCCCCCCATTGTGGCGCTACCCAAACAGCCTCATAGCCGTGGGCGCACCTGTTGTTATCGGGTCCACCTGCGGCGCTCGATTACACAGCCAAGCTCGATCAGTAGCAGCGCCGCACAGATACCCCCGGCCGTGATAAGTACTGTTGATAGCATTAGTCTCTCGGGTCGCTGTCGGTTGTCGGTCCGCTCAGCGCGCGCTTGACGAACCCGGCCAGGTCGAGCGGATCAGCGGCCGGCGTTGCAGCTGCGATTACCTGATCGGCCACGCGGCGGCATTCGCGCTCGACCATCGCGCACGTCCAGAGTGTGCCGCAGGGATCGCTATGCTCCCTGGCAAATTCTTTTTCGAGCCCTTCGGGCATCGCGTCCAGATCGGGCCGGTCGTGCAGGTGGCCGCAGTCGAACCAGACGAACCACCCCTTCAGCATGCCGAGTTCCCCGGCGCACCAGCATCCGCCGTGGCAGTCGATCATGGTTTTGTTACCGTCAATTCCGTGCCAGGGATGCCCCGTCGGGATCAACACATTGCCGATGCGCACGCCATTTTTACCGAACCACACCGCGCACGTCAAGCCGCGGTACTCGAACACACTCTCATAGGCGTCTAGCATTTGTTCCCCCTAGTCTCTCGGGTCGCTAGTATCGGCGCGCGGATCGATCAGCCGCAGGTACAGCCCGTCGCCGTCGGCCGCGCTCAGAATAATGTTACGCAGTGAGTCGTGCATTGACCCGTCCGGCTGTAGTAACGAGCGGTCAATCGCCTCTTGCGCAGTCCGACCGAACATGGCGTGCTGCGGATCGCGGGCCTTCATGACCAGCTCATAGAGCGCTATCGGGTTTGATTGCATCAAGCCGCTTAGGCTCGCCATTGCGGTCAGCACAAGCGGCCCCGATTCATCCGATCCATTGCGCAGCCGAACGGCCGCCAATGGCCCTTTGGGTACACTGCTCATTTTATTCACCCCCTGTTAATTCCGCCGCCCGTTCATCCAGTACCGCGCTCAGCTCGGCCGCATTGTCTGCGGCATAGCGCTCGATCTCGGCCTCCAGCAGCCGCCGCACGCGGCCGGCGAACAGGTGCATCCCCGCCAGTCCGTGGCCCTGGATACCAGCGGACAGCAGGTCCAAGAGCGCGTCCTCAAGCGTCAGCGCCATTTCGGGCAGGTTGCGCCGCGACTCGCCAGGTATAACTACCCCGTCAATCCCGCCGTCGATAATCTGCTGAGCGAGCACGTCCATGCGGCTGCGCTCGACCAGGGCCGCTAGTTGCTCCGCGTCGTGCATCATGCCCGCCACACGCTGACGCCAAGGCCGGGTTCGATTCGCGCGAAGCAAACCGAGCTGTCGTGCTCAAAGCCGCGCATGTCGCCCACCTGATCGCCGGGCTCAAAGACCATGCGCGCCGCGTCCGCCAGGCCGCTTCGGTGGCTACCGTTTTTGTACGCGCGCGTGGCGTTAACTACCGTATTCGCGATGTCGAAAATCGCCTTGCACAGATTGGTCCACTCCATGATCATTCCTCCTCTGCGGCGCGTTCGGCCGCGATTGCCTCGTTGGCCTTGCCGCCGTCCAGGCAGGTGTCGAGCAGCAGGAGCGCGTTGCTATAGGCACGCGCTGTTCGCGGCAATCCTCCGTCAATTGCCTCCTGCTTCAGCGCCTCTAGGCGCTCCCGGTACTGCGCAATCTGGTCTGCTACTGCGTTCATCATATCCCCCTTTGTTTGGCCTCGTCAGGCTGGCTTTCCAGCGACGCCCGCGGGGGCGTTTCGGCCTTGGCTATAAAGAGCACGCATCGCACACGGTCATGTTGACCGCTTTATCGACAGGGCGCTTGACCCACTCGCCAGCGCCGTCCCTGTAGGCCATTGGGAAGGACATGTCCGGCTTGCCGCAGATTTCGCACAGCGGATAAGCCTTATTTTCGATCACGGCACATTCGACGCCACCGAGATTAATGACGTTCATCGTCTCCCCCTGGTTCGTGTTCCGGTTTGTGTCTCTCTTAATCATGTCTGTAGTATACACCTTGGCTAGCGCTTGTCAAGCTTTTTTTCGCATGCCACAAAAGATTTTTAGGCTAGGGATTACAGGTGGTTATGTGGGGTTATTGCACGCGGTGCAATTCGGTGGGCTAAATGACGCGGCGCGTTAAGGTAGGAATGACGCAGCGCGTTAGTTGCCGGGAAATGACTCGGGTTGCTCTGCCTTGGCCGTGATTGCGCTCAGATCCTGTAACTGCCGCTGCGCCTCTCGCACGCTGAGCACATTGCTCGCCAACCCTACGAGGATCAGCAGCAGCGTGATCGCCGCGATTGCAACGCCTAAATAGGAGCGGAGTAGCCCAGGTAGCCGCAGTCGTGACGCCTCTCGCTGTGCGGCACACGTCTGGACTACAGCGGCGCAGCCCTCGCGAGTCTGTAGCAGCGGCAGCTTGAGCTCGATCCGCAGGAGCGCATCGTGATTGTCGCTAGCCTGGGTCGCTATGGCATCCATGCGCTTATCGCCGGCCTCTAATAACAGCCGCGTGGTGGCGATATGGTCAGTCACCTCGCGGGGCAACTGCTGAGGCAACGGGCTGGGAATAGGCGTCAGGTCCACAATTTGGCTTTCTAGCGACGGCGCAAAAAAGGCGTAGGCAACGGCCCACGCCCATGGTGTTGGCGGTTTCGGTGGCTCAGTCGGCTCGATAGCAGCGGGTCAGTTGTTCACCGCGCTGCATGGTCAGCACACCGTTTGACAGGTTGACCGCAGCGGGTTCGACTTTAAAAAAGCCGTCGCGCTCCTGGTCTGGGCAGGTCATGCCGACGCCATAGATGATGCAGCCGGGGAATGTAGTCGTCTGTTCTGCATCATGCCAAGCCCCGGCGTTGGTCATAGAACACCACCACTCCCCGGTCAGCTCCACGCCGGGCGTATCGTCATCATCCCCGCTGTCATCATCGCCCTTGTCATCATCATCGCCGCTGATCGAGCAGGCCGCGAAAATCGCCGCAAGCGCCGCCAAGATTATCCAGGTCGTCCAGCGTTTCATTTTAGTGTCCTCCCTGATCAAGCCCTACTACAAAGCGCCCGCCAATGTCAAGGCGCAACGTAGTGAGTCATGCGCGGGCCGATGGTAACAAAACACAGGATCGCGGCGTCGTGATCATTGGCCGTTTGAACGTCTGTTTTCTGCCAGCGCGCGTGCAAATCGCCGTCGGTATCGTCAACGTAAAAGTACAGCGTGTAACCATCGGTTGACGTTACGGCGTACTCGGCTACGTTCGCGCGCCAGTTGTTCCCCGTGCTATATAATGCCTGGCCCGGCCCCGAAAAGAAAACCAGATCAATCCCGGCGCGGTCCACATTTGCAGGCCCCGCCGCCGTGCTTCCCGCGTTTATGGCCGCGTCCCATTCGCCGCCGGGTAATAGCTTCGTCTCTGACTCAGTGCTGATAACGGCCGATACCCAGCCGCGAATATATATCAGGCGGTCCCTTAAATTGAGCTTGTCCGCGTCGCTTGTGTCAAATGGCAAATTAGCCGACGCGTCAACAATTACTTTTGAACTGTCCTTCGTTATATCGAAATTGCATTGTAGCAACGCAAACCCATTTAGCTCTGCCCGGCATTGTGCATCGCTGCCGGCCGTGCGGCCCTGTACCGCCGCTTCTTCCGCGTGCTCAATATCCTCTTTAAGCCTCTGCAACTCGGATAGCTTAGTCGGCGCACCAACGGCCGGATCTGCGAAAGCATCGTATTCAAAAGTATCTGTATCGAGCCGCGTAGTCCCGGCCATGTCAGCATCCTACCCAGTTGGAGTGTTTTGAATCTGTTCCGAGCGGATCGCAGTTGCCGTCAGCGTCAGTCCAGAATCCATATTCGAGCCGAATCGTGGTGCTGCTATCGGTCCAGTTGTCCGCGCCATCGGCTTGCCAGCGGCCGAAGTAGTACGGATCGCTAAAGTCGAGTAGGCGAATCTTGCAGCGGCCCGTTTGAATATTGCGCTCAATATCCACAATGCGCCCGCGAAACGCGGTAACATTTTCTGCCTGCACTTCTAGCAGCCGTCCGAGATATGCGTTGTTCGGATCAATAGGCCAGCCCCACGCCTCGAACTCCCACAGTTGCGGACGTGTGCCGCGCGTGTATGTCTGTTGATCCATGAACTCGAACACGCCAGAGCAGATGCGATATTGAAAGCGTGAATCAATAACAAGCTCTTCCAGCGTCGTGCCGACTTCGTAAGCGTGATACTTCAAGTCGCTTGATGTCGCAATGGTCCGCTGTTTTTCCCATGTTTTGACGCGCGGGTTGTAAGCGTATTTAATTATCAGCACGTTGTAAAACTTTTGCTGATCATCGCGGATCAATACCGGCTGCGTTGATAGCGATCCATTGGCCGGATCATAATCCGCGGTCACGGTATAGTAGGCCGCCTCGTTCCACGGATCATTGACTCCGATCCAATAACGCGGCCGCCACGTTGTCGTTACCAGAACAGGCCGCACGCCCCACAATAGATTGAACTCTAGGCAAAGCTGATCGAGCAAATCGGACAGCTTAACCGTGTCAGTAATAAACGCCCGCGCTTTGCACGTCTGTCGCGCTGCATAGGCTGTGCTGTAATTGTAAACGTAGGTGCTCACGTCAACGTTCGGGCTGGCGTAATGGTCGAGTAGATCGAGCCACATTACGACCGGGTTGTCGATTAAATTCCCTGAGCCGTCAACGTTGCCCTGGCAATAGATATAGAACTCGTCGCCCTCATCGTATTTTGCATATTCGCTTGTGGCGATTTCAAACGTTCCATTAGTCAAGCTGGCGCTGGATGTCTCTACCCAGACCGATGCCAGGTCGCTATGGTTCGAGGGCGTGGCAAACTTGATTAACACACGCGAATCAATAAATGCTATGCCGTGTGGAGTCGGGTCGCATATCTGCAATACCATCGGCTCCTGACCATGATTTCCGCGCCTACATCCGTTGTCTTTAATGATGCACTTTATCACCGGCTCGCCGTAGCTCGTAGGCAGTGCGCGCTCAGTCCAATCGCCATAAAGAATAGGTATCGGCAGACCATCAAATTCAGGCGCACAATGTTTCCAGCCCGAGTCCGAACGATCAATGGTCAGCGGCGGTAAATCCCGATCCTCGTACAATCGCCGATCAGTAACGCGAAGCTTCAATTCTTTTGCATCATCATCATACTCTGAATCGCGCGGATCGAGTACGTGGCCGCTAAATGCAAGCGCGCCGGTTGTGTCGCTGACATTGGCGAGCCATAAATTAACCTGATGCCCGATGCAATAATTGTTATCTTGATACCAGTCGAGCAGATAATTACTGGCGTCATCGGTCAATGTCAACGTAACTGTGCCGAATTTAATACCGCGCATTAGGCAATCAGTAAACGACTCGCTGACATTGGAGATGTTAATTGCAGCGGAATACCACACGCGCGAAGTACCGTTGACTGATACCGTGCGCGTCGAACCGTCGCTTAGATATATTGAGGGTGCGCCGAGTAATTCAATCAGCACATCCCAGGCCGCGCTTGTATCGTGTGTGCCGATTGCAAAGGTCACGCGACTATCTCCGTTACATTCAACGTCAGCGAGGCATAATCCTCTGTGCCAAATCGCTTGAATGCTGGCGCGGTCAAGTAACCATAGATGCCCGTATTGCACGCGCGCTGCGTTGTACTCGGGTCTGGAATAACCAGCACAGGCCGCAGCACGCCACAGTTGGCGTAGTAGCCTTCGAGCAAGTCCTGATCAGCGAGCGTCATCACCGATTTATTCCAGGGCAATTTATACTCGCGTTTGACCGTGCGAATGCGCCCGCGCCTGTGACCCGCGCTGGTTTCTTCAACCTTGCTTGGATCGTCTAACTCATATTCATAGGCATCATCGAAATTATATGTCGGCTGAAATACGCTAGTTAATATGACGCGCCCAATTTCGAGATAGGCGAACCAGCCGCCGTCCTCAACATAGATGCGCCAATATCTATATGACTGGCCAGAGCAGGGATATATAATCCGCGTCTCGCCTATATAGTCGAGCAACGAAACGTCAAGCTCTGGCGTACCCGCGGGCCAGTTGGTATTCGAGGCTTGCAGTTTGAACGTCGTTATCCCCGCAAGCGCAGAGCCGAGATTATGATTTAGAATCGCTACAGCGTCAATTCTCTGCGGTGATCCTGTTGAACCCAGGTCAAACTTAATCCACTTCGCGCCCGCGCCTTGTGAGCGCCAGGTGCGGCCCAGATCATCCTGCACCACGTTATCGTCAACGTAGACGCCGGTTTCGCCGCTTGATGTAATTGTCGCCGCGTCGCCCTCGAAGTGAGTACCATCCAGGGCGATCATTATGTTACTGGCCCAGTACCCGAGTGAGCCTGTATTTTCAGTCAAAATGATATTGGCGCTATATGAACTCGAAACATTACCTGCCATGTCGCGCGCACGGACGTAAATGGTTTTAGTGCCGTTGCTGGCGCTCAGATTTACATCGTAGTTATTCGCAGCGCCCGCTGTGAATAGACGCCACTCGTCCCAGGTCGAGCCGTCCTCACTAAATGCTACCTGATAGATTCCATAATTTGCAATCGGCCCGGTGTTGCTGGTATCAACCGAGAATCCCGAGACGTTGGCCGTGATTGCACGCGAGGTGCAGCGCACGTTTCCAGAGTCGAGCACAAGCGTCAACGCGCTCGGAGCGCCGATATATATCCAGCTCGTTGTTACCCATGAACCTAGATTACCCGCCTCGTCAACAGCGCGCACGCGCACTTTATATCGACCGGCCGGCATATCGATTTCACGGATTGCCGCCAACTCTGACTTGTTGTCGATTAACAGCCGCGTACCCGGAGCGCCCCAAGAGTAATCACTTAACAGCGCGTTCCACGCGGTGTCATCATCTTCATCACAGCGCTCGATATGATAACCGTCAACGTCAACGTCGGTCGCCAGCTCCCAAGTTGTATCAAGCGTATCGAGTATATTTCCCCAGCTCACAAGGCTTGATATATCTCCAGGCGCATCAACGTCTGGAGTGATCGAGCCGCCCGAAGTGCAGCCGTAGCTGAATTTATAATTGGGCTCATTCTCAATAGTGAGCGCTTTAATTGAATCCGTTACTGTCGATTGAACTACAGCCTCGCCGCCCCACTCGCCGCCGGTCGAATCGTACCAGCCGACTTGCGTATCATCCGCTAAGTTTATTACCGTCACGCCGCCGGTATCGGTACCGGCGAAAACGTGCCCCGTGTCCGTGGTGGCGTCTGAATCGACAGCGACGCTTTGAACTACCTGCGACGTGCCGTGCAATACTTCATGATCCAAGCCACCGCCGGTTTTACCGTAAGTTTCTTTTGTAAAATCCTCGACGCTTGCCCAACCGCCGCTATCATCGGTGTTGACTTTGTACAAACCCGCACTTGTTGCAACGAATAGAACGTCTTTTGAATCCGATTCGGGATTGGCGACGAATTGAATGTCATTGATCGTAGTATCCCAAAGCGTGTCATAACTCGCGGGGGTTGCCAGCGTCCAACTATTCACTTGCTGTGAACAGGTAGTCGTTAATGTGCCGCCCGCCTCGTTCTGGCCGAACTTCATGTAATTAGTAAGCAGGTTCAGATTATCATTATCGGCATGCGTGTTTGAATTGATCGAAGTTTTACCAGTCCCGTTGTCGTAGCTGATGTCAAACGTGGTGCCGGTGCGCTCAAGATACAGCGTACAACCCGCAGACCATGCCTGCGTTACGGCCGTTTCCCAAATCGTAGCGCCCGCCCGTACCAGCTTGGCCGTTATTGTTTCGGTCGCTGATGTTTTCTTGCAATAGATTTGCAGCCGGTGATTTGTTGCGAGCGTGGCGTCATAGAGATTAACAATCAGATCGGTCTGGCGATGATCGCTCGCATGATCGAGCGCCCCGGGCGTCATTGTACCGAGTATCATTACGACCGAAAAATCAGATACGCCGATCCAGGGATAGCGGCCAAACGATATTTCTTCAAGCCGAGCATTATTTGAATGGACTATTGTAATCGTTGCTTTGCCGCCAGACTCGGCCACGCTCCACGATGTTGGCGCATTTGATTCCACCGCTGAATAAAAGCGACAACTATCAACGGTTGTATCGTCAAAAGTGTCTGACCATTTTTGATAGCCAGGAGCTGAAACGCGCCACCCATCAGCGACCGGAACTGTCACGTCATTATATTTATTAATTGTCCCGGTCACGCTGCCGTTATAAACCCAATAGCAGACGTTGCCTTTGCACACAACGGGACCGTTTGCTCGCTCGTTCCCATCATATACCGCAGGCCCTAGGGTCGCATAAATAGATAGCTTGCTTGCGTCGCCTACGCCATTGGCAATGCACAGGCGAGTCAGATCATCGTTCCAGGCCAGCCCGCGCGTGGCGATTACGTTGGAGACAATTGCGGGGGCGGTGGCGGTCGAAAGGAATAGCGACATATCAGCGGACACGTCCGAGCCTGCAACGCCAACAGCCTCCATATCGAGCAAGGCTATTGAATAGATACCCGCGTCCGATGTGCCTATATATAGGTTGGTGGCGTCGTAACAGATTGCGACCGCGTTTGCCAGCGTGACATACGATCTCAGCAGACCGTTTTCGCTGCCGTCGTTTTGGATGCAGGCAACGCCGCCGGTGGTCGCGTGAGTCGAGACGATGAACGTGGACAGGTAGGCCCCGCCCTTGTAAATAACTTGCGGGCTTGGGCCAGTCCAGCCAGCGGGCAGGATGGTAGACGTTGACCATTTTTTATCGTTAACAGCCACGGCCTACCTCTTTTCCAAAGCATTTAGCGGGATAGTGAATCCGCCAGTCCGCATGTCACGATTAGCGGCGTGCTTTATTTCATCCCACAAATCTGCGCCGTCCTGGCCGGGCTGCGTATTGATCACAACGTTGAACGTCGCGTTGCTGCCGATAGCGCCGGTCCTGTTCATTTGCGCCACGTTCTCCTGACCAATTGAACGCACGGCCTCTTTACGCAGTACGAACTCGCCGCGCTGCAATACAAACGGGCCGACCTCGCCGATTGATAGTCCACTGTGCGCGCGTGGCACCGAATCAATATAACCGCCGGAGTGCATTGCGCCGATTGCTCCGGCCATTGCACCAGCGCCAGATGCAGCGCCGCCGCCTAGCGATGCAACGCCACCCGTCCCTATTCCGGCCGCAAGTTTAGCCAGCGCCAAGGCCCAATATGCAGCGGTCAGTTTGTAGACAGTCTTAGCCTCAAGCGCGAGCGCCACGGTTTGAACGCGCGTTGTCAATGCGCCTACTAGTTGCTGAGCGCCGAATCGAATTAGCGCGTTGATCAGGCCGCCCAAGAGCGAGCGGATTAAAGATTCAATGGCTTGGCGAGCATTAATAACATCACCCATTATGCCGCCAACAAATACGTCCGTGAACGTCTGGCCTACAGTCTCAACAGACGATCCAAGCTGATTGATCATATCAATCTGTAGTTCATAATCATAATCGACTTCGGCTGTCAGTTCTAAATAACGCGCCATTAAATCATTTTGTTTCTGGCGTTGCTCATTAACGAGGGACATCTCATAGGCTATTGATTGCTGCAATTCAATCTGTTCTGCAATCGCAGCCCCGGCCCCGCCTGATAGCGACGGCGCGCCGGGCATTAATCCCGAGTACATATCGCGGCGCACGCTCAGGCTAGCAGCCCCCAGGCCCTTAAGCGCAGCGGTATATTGATCGGTAGCTTTCGCAGCCGCCCCCGCCGCGCTTGCTTCGTTGTCGAGCTGACCCGCCAATCCGCCGCGCTCTTTACCCTGTGAGCCAATGCTCTTCTCGTTTATCGCGAGCCGTTGCAGCGATGCGATAGCCTGATCGGTCGTGTTGCTAATACCCTGCTGAAACCTTGCAACGTCTCCGATCGCGTCGCCGTATGCGTCGCGGGTCGATAAAACTTCGGTGCGCCACGCCTGGTACGCCTTAACGCTCGACCACGTGGCCGGGTTCAATGCGCCAGTCATAAACGTGGCGTACATATCGACCGCGCCAACGAGGCCGATAATACCAGCCGTTACGACTCCGATGCCCTCAGTCACAGCATCCAGCGATTTTAATATCCCGATTGCCACGTCGCGCATTGACCTGAAAAAGTCAACGCTCGACATTTCAGCGAGGCCGAATTGATCCGCTACGTTTGTGCCGAAGTTGCGCACATCGGGAATCATCCCGACTAAAATCATTCTGACCGCGCCTAGCGCGTCATGCCCAGCCCACAATCCCTGCGTACCGTCGTCAACCGCAAGTTGAAATACACGCCACACGCCAGCGGTCGAATCGACCTGAGCGGCCAGCAACGGCAGGAACTTCCGCGTCTGTTCGATAATGGCATTGGCGCGTTCTTCCTTGGACATGCTGGCGTCAAGCTGAATACCATAACGCCCGAGCGCCCCGGCCATTCCGGTAAGCGACTTGCCGACAAGTCGGGCGGCGCTTTCAAAGTCCATCTTCATCGCCGCCGAGAGTGCAGCAATGGCCGTATTCAATTCGCCTATTTTATCTGATTGAATGCCGAGCGAGATTAGGTAGGCATCAGCCGCTATGATTGCATCATCAGCCACGCCGAGCTGGTACTGTTGGGCGCTGGCGAGGTCAAGCAGTTTGTCGCGTAGCTCGTCAGTATACTTACCCTGCGATTGCAGCGCGCCGGATAGTGCGAGCGTGGCCTGCTCTTCCTGCACCATCTGTTTCAGGCCGCGGCCCGCAAGATATAATCCCAGAGCGCCCGCGCTCGCGAGCGTTGCTGCAAACGCAACGGCCGCAGCCTGCGCAGCCCGAACGGCCAGCGTCAAGCCGCCGCTCAGGGCCATCATGCCGAGCCGAGCGCCTACGCTCTTTTTTTGCAACGCATCCAGGTGACCGCCCACGCGCGAAAAGACAGAGCTGGATTCATCTTTAACGATGATGCGCTCGACTATTTCGTGGATAACGGTCTTAGCCATTATTGCCCTTTGCCGCCTCTATCTCTGCGGCTTGAACCTCGTTTAGCGCACCCTCGATCGATAGCAGCGCGTCCCAGGTGCGCGCGTCCTGATCATCGATTGCTCCGGCCGCAGGCAACGCGCCGGAGAACTTCATGCTGCAATACTTATTCCAAAGCGCGGTCACTTCAGGCCACTCGATCAGCAGTGAGCGCGGGCATTGAGTGAACAGGCCAAGCCCGCGCTGATTCGCCGCCTTGCCGCCGAACGCTTGTGGGCTTATGCCGTATTCGCCGCCGCAGTTGCGCGCCCGCTGTTGTGCCTCAGAGCACCGCTCGCAGTCATACCGCCCCGCGCTGGGGTCACTTAGATAGACGGCGAGCTTTCGAAGTTTTTTAAGAGGCCAGGCTCCAAGATGCTCAGGTTTTGCACGGCCGTTAGCAGCTCGACAATCAGGTCAGATAGCTCCTGCGAGTTATACTGAGCCTGCAACGCACACAAGGTCGCACCGTTGGGGATAGCACGCCCGGCAACCATCAGGCCCCGGAGCGCCACCACGCGCGCCGTCAGCACGTCGCTAACCTTACCTGCCACGTTGTTGACCAGCTCCGCCCGCGCCTGTCCAGTCGTCAGCAGCGACTGCCCGAACGCTTCGCGCTCCCCGTTGCTCATTGGCAACAGGTCCGCCTCGATACGTTCGCCGGCCGGCAGGCTGCGGTTTCCGTTGATCGCGGGTAGGTACGTTACCAGACTCCCCACCTTGTATGCCTTAAGCTCCATTTCCTCTCCCTGTTTTAAATCGGACAGCCGGGCAGGCAGAACGCCACGCCCGGCCACCGATCGTTGATCCTAGAGCGCAGAATGCTCGTTTTAATGCCTAGAAGAAGGCTAAGATCAATTCGTCGTTGCCCGTGCTGTCAGCCAGCGCGCGACCTTCGAGACTGACCATGATTTCCTCAGCGCCACTCGCCTCATTGCTCGGGTTAGCGCAGTGTAATTTCGGGATACACGCGGCCATGCACGCGGCCGCGACATCGCCGCACTGGGCCACCACGTCAAGGAACTCGGACCTGGCAAACGCCTTGCCGTACTGTTCGGCCTGATCAGACGAATAGTAGAGATCGATCTTGGCGCTGACTTCGCGCTTTTCTCCGGTGATGTAGCCCTGAGGGATCGACGTACCATAAGGTCCGTTGATCGCCTTGCACTTGTTGTCGATACTGATCTCGACACTGGCAACGCTCAGGTCCAGACCGGCCAGCGCCGTATCGGCAAACCGAATCTTGCCAGCCAAGCCAGACAGCGGCGCAACGGTCGTGTATGACGGAGTCGGACAGTACGCAGTGATCGCCGCCTCGTCCAGGTGGGTTGCGGCGGATGTGCTGTACTGCGCGCGGGCGATAACACACACGCCGGTCGTGGTGTTGACTGAGGTGATTTTGATAACCTCGTCATCAATCTGCACATAGGCCGGGCAGGTGGTCGAAGCGCGGAACTTGTATGGGTTGGTCACGGTCATGGCCACGCCGTCAGTGGTCACGATTGCGGCGGCCAGCGTATCATCGTGCGCATACGCCTTGTCGGTGTATCCACCTTCGAGCGTTACCCGCGGTTCCTCGGAGCCGCTGAATTTCAGTGTCAGCTTGTTGACCCAGCAGCCGCCCGCCCACTCTGCGAAGAACGAGCCTTTGCGCGCGATGGTCACAGAGCCGACAGGCTTGGTAGTCAGTCGATAGGTGTACCCCGCGCCGGGCGTTTCCGTACCCGCCGGAGCTGTCGGCAGTCCCGGGCTTACGGCCAGCGTGTTGCTCGTTACTTCGAGCCGCACCACACGACCGCCTGCGGCCAGCGGGATCAACAGCAGATCGTCATCAGCCATGTCGGCCGCGCTGTCCACGTCGAACTGAAGCGCCGTTGGCGTAGGGCTGGCCTGGATTGCGGACGCGCCAATTTCGTGGCCGGTCGGGAAGATGCACGCCAGCAGCGCGTCCAGATCGGGCGGCGCTCCGGCTGCGGTGCCCGGCCGCAGATGCGCATCCAGCGACCACTCGCCAGAGCCGCGACCCTCGATGGTCGCCTCGACGCCGCGGTGCGCGGCCTTTTCCTCGATCCACTTTTCATCGATTTTGTAGCCAAGCTTGAGGCTCAGGTGCTTCACCGCGTCGCCCGCCGCTACTGCCGACGCCGTGCCGAGCGTGGTTTCGGTGCTGACGAAAAGAGTCTCTTCAAAGCCTACGTTGAGGTTTGCGTTACCAAGCGCTTGCGTGGCCATGTGTGGCCCTCCTATGCGTACTGTATGTGGTGGACAGTTTCAATCTCTAGCATCACGGCCACAATGGACCGTTGCTCGTCTATGTAACCTAGAACTGACGTTTGCGCCGTGGTCAATGTCGCGGTCTGCCCCTGTCGAAAGTCCTTGATCATCGCAGTTGCCAGATCATCAATTAGATCGAGCCCCAGCGATTCCGGGTCAACGTTCGGTGTATTGCGCACCGTGCCATAGATAGTCCAAGGCGTAGTAACGCGCGCTGATTTATCGGGCTGAAACTCCTGTGTCGATACTCCGCACTCAAGCGCAGACGCGGGCGCACGCTCGATCAGCTTATCCTCAGTGACAGCACCGGTCAGCAGCGTAACATCCCAGCCGTACCCGTTGGCAACGGTACACTTAGCCAAGTTTACCGCAAGCGCATCTCTGATTTTTCCCAGCGGCGAGCGCGTTGCCATTAGGACATCCTCATTGCGTTATGTACAAGCTTGTCCATTATCTCCGGCGCTTCCTTTTGCCACTTTGTGGCCCAATCTAAATACGTTGCAAACATATAGTGATGAGCTCGGATGCGCGCTTTTTTAGCGAGTACAAAATCAATGCCCCAGATCAGGCCGCTGTGCTTTTTGTACATGCTCAAAAAGCTCTTATTGTTTGACCATGCCTTCTCGCTACCCCAGCCGCCGCCGGGGTCAGTGTTTGCAAAGCCCGTCCAACGCAGCGCGTCAGGGCCGCTTTTTTTTGCTTTATCACTGAGCGGGATAAACAGCGCCCCACGCTTGCGGCCGAATATGTTGAGGTGCTTCGGGTAGACAATTCCGCCCTGATCGATCAAGCGCACGCCCGGGCCTTTGACGCCGCTCTCCCAGGCCGCCGCGCCAACGCTGTGCGCAAACGTGCGCCCCACGCCCGGCCGTCCCGCCTTAACTGTGTGCATGCTCACGCTCGAATCGGCCGCGCTTGTGCGCTTGCGCAGTAGCTGCGAATGATCAATCGCCAGTTGCCCCACGCGCTGATGCAATAGCTTTTTCTTTTCAGCCTCAAGTCGCCTGTACTGTTTGGCGGCAACGGCGAAAGAGCGAACGATCATAGCGGCTGTCGCCTGTACTTTTCGAGAATCGATTTCACGTCGGGCGGAAGATCAATGATAATATCCACCTTGACCGCTCCGGCCGCCGCCGATAGTACCTGCCCCGTAAGGCCAAAGCGCTCGCCCTTGGCCTGCTTGAACATCTGGCACGTCAGCACGTTTGCCGCGTGCTCGATCTCCGCGGGGATGGTGGCGTAGCCCGCAACGTACACCACCTTAACAGCGCCCAAAGCGGTCTGACTGAAAATGTACCCCAGCGCCTGGATCATCGTGTCGCTCAGGATGAACAGATCACCCGAATCAACGGCCGTGCCCGTGTCCCAGTCCTTGCCGGTGTCATAGTTGACGCTGGTAATCGACGTGACAGGCCAGTGCTTCGGGTACAGCAGATCATCGCCACCGCCGGTCAGATATTCGGTGTAACTCGCTGTGCCGAAAATGCGGTCGCAGTAGTTCTCGATCCAGGCCGATGCCTTGGTTACGAGTAGGCCAAGCTGCGTATCATCTCCGCTGTCGGTGCGGCCCAGCGTCGCCTTGACCTTTGCGGTGGTTGTTAGGTCGGCCATTACTATCTCCGTCCCTTGGCGCATTTAGCAACATACTCGCACACGTCGCGTACGCAGCCGCGGGCGGGTTCCTGCACTCCATCGCAGTTGTATTTTTTTGTCGCCTTTTCGCGCGGCGTTAATTCGGGCGGTGGCATCTCGACCAGGGTTCCACAGAGCGGGCAGCGTACATCGGCCATTACTTCACCCCCGCGCTCAAGCGGGCCTGTTTTCTAATGCTCCATTTAGACGGGCCGAACAATCTGCGCCAGAATGACAGTTTGTTTTTAGCGACCTTTGCGCCACATTCTGAGCAAACATAAACGACCCGCTTTTCCTTTTGATCGGGCCACATCAATCTGTGGCAATGCTCACAGTCAATCACATTCTGTGCCGAAAAAACATTGTAATAGAACGCCTCTAATTCGCGGCTGCGCTCCTGCATTATCACCCCCCTTTTGTTTCGTACTTGTCAGCAGTCAGCGGTTTGATCAGCCGCACGCGCTGGCGTCGTTTGCGCTCGCGGCAGACAGCACACAGAGGCTTGTTGTCCTTGATCGCCTGCGCACGCTCGGGCAACGTCAGCGGCATGCCGCAACGGTTGCAGCGTAGGGGCGTGGCGTGGTCGGTCACTACAGGCCCCAATGCTCTCGACAGCTCAGGTCGTGCCCAATGTGGTCAAACAGCGGAAACTGCTCAAGCTCCACGTTCCAGGCTGCGCGAATGCCGAGCTTGTTGCAGCGGCGCATGTATGCAATCTCAGTATCCGACATCGAAAGCCCCTCGGGATACCAGCCGAATTTATCGAGAAACGTCGCGCGCCGGATGTGCGGGTTGTCGCTGTAAACAAACGAGTGATCTTCCGCGCCTTGTTTAGCAGTGACGCGCACAATCTGGCCGCGCCGCTCCTCAACAAAATTGACCATGATAAAAGCGCGCGTATCGACGCCATGGTGCTCGGGATAGAAGCGCCTGGAGTCCATCGGAGAGCCGAGTCGTACGGTGTCCGTATCAGGCTCGACATCCAGCAACATGACCGCTTCGGCCACGCGCAGATTAAGCGCACAGCGGGCGCGGAAGTCATCTTGTAAGATCAGATGATAATCACCGCGCGCCGCCTGGATCGCCCTGTTTAGATTAGCGCCCATGCCGCGCCGCTGCGTATTTGTCAGCAGGACATCCGGCTTTACCGCCTCGATCAGCTTTAGGTGTTGTGGCTCGCTGCAATCATCGCTGATGATCAACTCGTATTGCGTTTGATCCAGAGCCGAACGCAACGCCTCAACACACTGCGTTAAAAACTGCGGCCGGTTGTAGCTGGTCATAAGTACGCTGATCATCGCGGCCTCTGTAAAAGGTGGTAGCCATTGGCATCGTTATTCAGCTTGAGCGCCGTAAATCCCGCTTCACCGCTGGCCTGCAAAAACTCTTTATAGGTCCACTTCGCCACACGGCCGGGGTCTGCCGGTATCTTGCGTTCATCGTCATCAGCCACAAGTGGCAGTTGCAGAATTGCCAGCGAGCCCGGCTTGAGCACGCGGAAAAATTCATGGAGTAGCTTATTGACGGCCCAGCGGCCGTTGTGCATTAGAGTTATGTAGCTAAAAACTAGGTCAACGCTCACATCGGGCAGGTCGAGACTGTGGCCTTGATTACACAGCAATGCCACGTTCTGAATGCCGCGTTGTGCCACGGTCTCTTGTGCTCCGCTGATCATGGTCGCTGAAATATCGACGCCCACCACGCCCTTGAACAGCAGCGAGAACCAGAGCGCGTGTCTGCCTGTGCCGCAGCCGTAATCGAGAATGACGTGCTCGGGGTTGTAGCTTTTAGTTGTAGCGAGAATCTCGATAACACGTCCTACCTCGATCAGGCCGCTGGCGTAGAACTGAGCACCCTCATACGTGCCCGCCGTGATGTAGCCTTGAGCGTTCGCCTTAGCCCAGCGTTCCCACTGTTCGGCCACGCGCTCGACTTTCAAATCAGTTGGCTGTGACACTGCGCATTGCCTCCCTCTGTTTTTGATACAACACTCTGTAGCGATCTTGCGTTTTATGATGCAGGTCGCTGACCGGCATACACTTAGTTATCTGTCCGGGTCGTTCGCAATATCGAGCCCAAAGATTCGGCAGCACTTCGATTTTGTACCCGGCGTAATCGATCCTGCACCAAAGATCAAAATCATCACACGCTTCATGCTTCGGGTCGTATCCGCCCAACCGCAGAATAGGCAGCCGTCGATAACAGGTTGTTGGATGCGCAATAGTCCATCCTTGTTCCCAGATGCGGCGGCTGTGATCGAGGCTCAGTGCGCTGACTTTTCCCTGCCGGCATTCCATCCGTATCTGTCCGGCGATCATTGTCACGTCTGGATGCCCGCGCATGTACTGGACCTGCTCAGCCAAGCGGCCGGGCTTTGAAATATCATCGCTGTCATGGATCACAATCAGCTCTGACAGCGCCGCGCGGTTGCCCTCGTTGCGTACCTCAGACTGCCCGATGTGCGGCAGGCTCAGCAGGCGCACGCGCGGGTCAGAGCAGGCGAACTCGTATAGGATGTCGTTTGTTTCTTTGGCGGTAGATCCGTCATTGACGATGATCAGCTCGAACGTTACGCCCTGCTGATCGAGAACGCTCTGAATCGAGGGGCGTAACCACTGCGCCTGAGTGTTGTAGACCGGACAGACCACGCTGCAATCTAGACCAGACTTAGGCGCTCGAACTACCCCGTTCGATGCGCGCGCGTAGACCAGCGCGTAGTCTCTCTCCATGCGCCGCAGATCAAACAGCCGTTCCGCACGTGCGCGCCCGCGTGCGCCAAGCGTGGCCCGAAGCTCCGGGTCTGCCTGTAGCCGCTCAACCGCCGGTAACAGCCCGGCCTCTTCAGCGCACAGCAGCCCAGCGTCACCAACGGTTTCGGTAAGCCCGCCGGTCGCTCTCGCCACGACGGGCACGCCGCATGCCATAGCCTCTATTGCGCTATAGCACACGCTCTCAATAGGAGCCGGATTCAACAGCACGTCAAACCCGGCGTACATTTCAGGCAGCGCCGAATGCGGCCGATCATCCAACACGGTTACAAACGGCAGGGCCTTGAGCCGTTCTGCCGTCTCTCGATAGCCGGGCATCGTTGGCGAGCCCGCCCCCACCTGGATGATGCGAGCGCCGCGGCTGTCCCACTTTTTCAGCAGGTCAATAAACGATCCGGGCAGCTTGTCGTAATGTCTGCGGCCTACGATGCCGATTGTAAACTGGTCATGCGCGCGTGCCCGCGGCTTGAATAGATCCAAATCAACGCCGTGTCTGATTACCCCAGGCAACGGGCCGCAGATTGGAATTTGATTCGGCTGTGCCTTTTGATTACCGGCCCATGAATGGATAGTCACGACGCGCGGCCTATTGCCTACGATCTTAAGCGCCCACTCGTCCGGATAGTGCAGATGAAATAGATCAGGCTGGATGCTTTCAACGTAAGCCTCTACGTTGATCCGTTCATGCGAGCCGTAAACTTCCACACCCTCGATCGATGCGCTGGCGTGGCCGTAGCAGGCGACGTATGTATCAGCCCAGCCGCGCATTTGCTGTGCGAGGTCTTCTATCTGTCTTTGGATGCCGCCCATCGAGAGCGGAAAATTGAGCAGGTGTAGAATGCGCTGTCGGCTCACTTCCCAATCCTCTCCCTGTAAAACTGGCCCTGTTTTTCAAGCCGCTCGGGCGTCCGTAATTCGCGGCAGTGCTGAATCCAGAACTGCGCTTGCGGTATCCAGGCCGAACGCCACGGTGTCGTCACGGCACGCCCCGTAATCGGTGCTATCGACTGCCCGTTAAAGTCGAGTAGGTCATGGTGGCTGTCCTGATAATGCATCGCGTCAACGTGGCGTACAACCCGGTGGCCGGTAAACATCCTGTTATTTTTGGCGCGCTGAATGCACACCTCAATCCAACCGATGTGCTCGCGCGCCTCTTTGTCGCTGTCGATTGTCTCAATGAGCACCTTGAGCGCGGGTACTCCATTCGCGCGTTCGTCCGCGTCAAGAATTAGATACCAATCGCCAACTTGGCCCTTGAACCCGCGGCTGCGCTTGTGCGCCTCAAACAGCCATTGCGGACCCTGTGCAGCTTCGAGTATGTGCGCATCTGGTCGTATCGAGCGCACGACGTCAAGCGTTCCATCGGTACTTGCGCCGCTGACCATTTCAGCCGCGCCAGGATAGTCAGCGTACACGCCGTCCAGAACTATCAGCCGGTCGCAATCGTGGAGGCTGCGCACAGCATCCGCGATTATGGCCGCCTCGTTCCAGACGTTCATCACACCGATCAGGGCCACGCTATTTACCCTCGGTCTTGGGCTTGCGCTTGGGCCAATGCGATACCACGAACTCGATCAGCTTGAGGATCAGCGGCAGGCTCAGCACTAGGGCCTTGATTGTGCGTTCATCGCTGCGTTTCAAGTCGCACCTCGTTAGGTGGGGCGGGCCGGCCAGGGGGATACTAGCCGACCCGCCCCCGAACACAGGGAGGATCAGGAGGGTCAGGAGAAGGCGATGTTGTAACCCAGAGCCGCAATCGGCTCAGTCGTGCTGTAGGCCGCTTGCAGGGCGCGCCTGATCTTGAAGATCAGCGCCACCTGGCTGCGCTCCTCGAACGGCTTGGGCTTGACACCCACATCGGGCCGGCGGCCGAGAATCCAGCCGTCGCGATAGACCAGCAGCAGCCGGCCGCGGTCCGCGACCGTGGTGCCGTTGTGCGTGCCGTCCGCGGACACGTCCTCGCGCATGGTCTCGCTGACCACGATGGGGATGCCGTCGAACGCACCCAGAGCGCCCTTGATGTTGGTGGCGTCCGCGCCGAGCTTGTCCATGGTCGTGACCATGGCGTTATTCTGGCTGTCCTTGAGGTTGAGAAGCTTGTTGACGTAGGACTTGATGCCGACGGCCCAGAACAGCTTACTCGGGTCCACACCGTACTTGCCCATGTCACCGCGCAACAGCCGCAACGAATCGGCCGTGAACGTATTGAGCGAGCGGGTGAATCCGCCGGTGATCGCATGGTTGATCATGCCGTTGAACGCCTTGCGGTGCTCAGTCGAGCTGGTCACGTCGTCGTCGAAGTGTGCGCCGGTCGCATCGCCATCGGTAATGGCCTGATCCAGGTGCCGCGCCAGGCTCATGATGATGTCCTCGGTCACGACTTCGGAGGCCGAGCGGATCGCGTCGTCGTCCAGATCCTCGCTGATCCAGACCATGCCGCCCAGGCTCTTGGCGGTCAGCGTGATCTTGCCGTCGCCCGGCGTGGTGGCCGGCAGGTTGTCCGCGGTATCGCTGGTCGGCTCGCTCAGCAGGTACACGCTCGGGCGGGTGCCGATGGCCGGGATGACCAGGGTCTGCGCGTTCATCGGAATCATCCGCAGTAACCCGGCCACCTTGGCCTCCAGGTCCACGCGGCGGATGAAGTCGGGGCTGTACTCGGTCCACACCCAATCATCTCCGCTGGAACCGGAGGCGGTCGCCATGGCCTTGATGATCGGGGCGAAATTGGGGTTCTGCTTGGCCTCCTCGACCACGTAGCCCATGACCTCCTTGAGCCCCATATCGGAGCGCTTGGCGTGGATCGCCTGGGCCATGAACAGCAGGGAGTCGTGCGCGCGCTGAGCAGCCTTGGTCTGCTCGTCCAGCGCCACGCCTGCGACCCAGCCCGGAGCCACGTCAGGGCCGGTGCCGAAACGAATCTTGCGCTGCTTGAGCGATTGCTCGTACTTGGCCTTGTACTCATCGCGCTCCTTGGCAGCCTGCACCAGCGCGGCCTGCTCTTGCTGTGCCTTGAACGCTTCGGCCTGCTTCGCCATGGCTTCGGCCACGGCCTTGGTTGCGGCCTCCTGCACATCGCCGGGCATGTAACCCTGATGCTGCGAGGCCTTCTTCTTCGCCTCTTCGAGCGCCTTTTGCGCTTCGGTCATTACCTCTTGCTGAGACATGATAATTCCTTTCAGCCTTTCGGCCTTGTGTTTAACGATTCGGGTTAGTTGTTAGTTAATCAGTCCGCGCCCTTTGACGCGGGGCCAGCAATGACACTGAATTGATAGCCTTGCGGCAATATGATCGCCTTGACTCCACCGGGGAGGGCCTCTTTTAATTGCGTTCTCAATTTAGCTAACTGATCCTCGCTGATGTGTGTCTGCGGAATATTGAGTACCACGACGTCGCCCTCTTTTACCTCCAAGCGTTCGGCTCGCTGGATCAACGGCGATACGGTTAATTCGTTGATCGGCTCTCTCTTGCTCCTAAACGGCCACATATCATCCTCCTGTTATAACCGCATGTGCGGGGCCTATACGAACATTCGCAGCGCCGCTGTCAATTCGCGGCACATGGTCAACAGGTCTGCGCCGAACGCCTTGATGATCCGGTCATGTGCAGCCGGGTCACGTTTGATCTCGCGTTCAAGCGCTTTGATCGCAGCGTCGGCCGTGGTGTAGTCCACAATCTTAGCGGGCGGGTGCTGGCATGTGCCTTTGCAGATTCGGTCGCGGGCAAGGGCTTTAGCGATTGCTGTTACGGCTTCAGCGTTGGCGGGTATCGGGACCAGGCTGTACTCGAACAGCTCGTCAACCTCGACCGTGCGCGGGCTGTCCCATTCGTTGCCCTGTGCCTTGATCTCGCCAGCGCGGAATCCAATCGAGGCCGCGCCAAGGTATCCGCCGATGTGCAGGTTCCAGAGCGTGCGGGTGAAGCCGCTCGTATCTTCCTCGACTGCAAATTGTGTCCGCGCGATAACTGCCGAGCCATCCTTGCGCAGCGAGAGGTTCTTGCCGATCGGCAGCTTTGGCGAGGCCGGGTCTGTGTTGTGAAAAAACAGCACGACGGGATTGTTGCGATAGTTGCGGGTCACATAACCCAGGTCTTTGAACACTACGCTTTCGCCGTCGCGGTCAACGGCCTCTGTGCTGATGATGTGCTCTGAAATGAAGTGCTCTTTGTCGAGCGCCTTGACCTCGCCACCCGAAAACAGCTTGTGCATTATTCGCCGCCTCCGCGCTTGCGATATTCTACCCAGCACTCACAGCCCACCACATCGGCGGCCTCGCCGTCTCCGGGTAGGTTCATGCCGTTGCTAAACGTTTCATCGATCCCCACCCACTCGCCATCCATTGCGAGATGCTCTTCCCGAGGCACGTCGCTCGCTTCGCTGTGATGCCAGCCCTTTTCGTCCAGCCCAGCCTCGCGCGCCGTTTCATCGCCTGCGAATCTTCCGCCTGCTTTGGTTTCTTCCCCAGCTATTAACTGCGCATGCGGCGGCCAGTCACGATGCACGCGGCTCCTCGGAGTCAACGCGCAGCCCGCATCGTCAAACACGCGCATGACGCGCTGAGTTAATTCGGTATTGCTTTCCTCAAGTCTCAGCCCGTCGGCCAAGCTAACTTTCAGCCGGACATGGATCGAACGCGGCACTGAGGAGCCGCCGTTCTCGCCAAGCGCAAACCGGTTCGCGCGCCGCATTACCCAATCTTCCGCTCTGTCGCTGTGCGGGTCTGCCTCAGTCAGTCCTGTGTGGCGGGCCACAATGTCAAGCGCCGATGCTAAAGTCAGTTGCATCTGCGGCGCGGCCACGTCAAGAAGCGTCTGCGCATCTTCGAGCAAGCCCGCGTCGATAGCAGCGTCAACCGAATCGACCGATGCCTTGATGCGCTCGGGTGCGCCCGCCTTAATGCCGACGCCCTCCAGCCGGTGCAGCACGGACGCCCGCATGCTCTCTAAGCCCGGCTGTATCCCGAGCATAAATGGCAGCCACAAGCCGCTCAACAGCGCCGTCTGCACTCCGCTAGCCCTTTTGGCTTTGATCGTTTTTAGAGTGAATAACGGCGTTGTTTTAGCGGGTGGCTCGGGCTGTTTGTCGGGCTGCTGTGACTCGAACGGGTTAAACTGCGGCGCTGGTGCGGCGGGCGGCTCGACTAAGTCGCCTTCGGGCAGCTCGGCATCAAGCCCCGCCGCCTCTCTAAACTCAGCGACCGTTACCGGCACGCCCGCCCTTACTGCCTGATCGAGCGCAGCAACGCGGCCACGTGCGTTATCCGCTTGTTCTTTCGGCGTGGTCAGTGAGGTCAAGCCCTCTAGCCCGGTCAGGTCGAGCGCCGCGCTGTAGCCCGTGGGCAGCGCGCCCGTGTCGTTAAGCTGGCCGATGATCCTGTCCATGTGCGGCATGACCGTGTTACGCCAAAACATCCGCTCTTGAGCATCGGCGTTGGCGTAGCTGGCGAACTCGAACAGGCCCACAAGCGCGGGCGGCGTGGCAAATACTGCGCAGATTTCCTCGCGGCTGATCTTGCGCAGCGCGATTGTCTCGGCGTCCTTGGCGCTCATAGTCACAGTCGAGAAGTCAAGCCCCGGAGGTAGCAGGGCCACGCGCGCACGTCCCTTCGGGCCGCCGTACAAGCCGTTGAACTGGTGGCGTAGCTTTTCAGACTGCGCCGGGTCCATGGCATACAGCGATTTAAGTACTGCCGCCGGTATCGCCCCGCGTTCCTGAAACTCTCGGCTCGCCTTGATCGCGGCCATGTCCTGAGATACGCTGTCGAACGCCGCGCGCAACGGGCTCAAGCCGTACCAGTAGTCCGTGGGATTCGGCAGCTTGAAATGGATAATTTCATCGGCCTCAAACCGAATCGTTATGCCGCCATTCTTGTACAGGTAGCCGAGTACAAAATCTTCGTAGCTCGGAACCACCTTGACAGCATCCGGTCGTAATGACCAGATTTCACCCGCGTCGCGCTCCAGGTCCCAGTATGCATTCCCGGTCAACAGCAGGTTGATCACGGTCGATTCGATCAAGCCCGCCTGCGACATAAACGGGTTGACGGCCAGGAACGGGTGGCCACGGGGTCGCTCAGCTCCGCAGGTACGGGCTCTTTACCCGGCTTCATGATGTCAATAGGAACGCGCGAACAGGCTTGAGCAACGCGGGTTACGCAGGCGTACACCCACACGTGCGCGCCCAGAGCGTTAAGGCCTTCGGGCATCAGCACGGGCGCTTGCATACCTTGGCTCAGCTCATACGCCATGATCTCCGCATGTGCCGCCCTAAAGGCCTTTTCAGCGCGCCGTGCTCTGTAGTCTTTTAGCCAGCCCACATTTCACCCTACAGAATTACGATGTCCATCAACGGCCGATTGGCCTGCCCGATTGCAGTCTCAAGCGCGTCAAACAGATCGTCATGCTCGCCCTCGGGGAACGCTAGTAGCTCAGCTTCTAGCTCGTGCAGCTTGCCGCCCGTGGGGAACTTGATCTTGGCCGTTTCAAACAGGCCCTGGATGCCGTAAGCCCGGGCCACCTTGTCGACGTGGCGTGGTACAGAAGCAACGGGCAGCCCCTTGTTGCGGCATGTGTCGATCAGCGCCCGCTGATACGCAACGTCCTCAATGCCCAGCGTGATCGGTCGCCAGCGCTTGCACTGCTCGACCAGCAGATTGATCTGCTGATCAAACGTGTACCGCCCGCGCATGGTATCGAGCACGAACAGGTCAGACCCAAGGCGGCCCACTGCGCACAGTGCCGAGTAATCGGCTTGCTCGCTTTGACTGATTGCAGGATCAAAGCCCAGATACACGGCCAAGCCTTCGGGCTGCGCATCGTAGTACGTGAACCACTCGGGCTTGAAGATCGATCCGCGCATCTGCGAAGCGTCGTTTTGATATTGAGCTGCAAACAGCGCCGATCCCATTTCACGCCGCTCAGCCTTGAGCCATTGAACCGAAAAGCGCTCAGGCCACAGCGCCGCGTCTTCGCTCAGCAGCGCTTGATGCGTACCACGGTTTAAAACCATGTCCGGGTAACGCGCCGTATCAAGCAGGTGCGAGCCGTAAAAGTCTTCCGCATGATAGCGCGTGCCTATCCAGTGGACAGCGCCGGTTTCCATGATGCACGGCTTGAGCGTTGATCCGAACCAGTTGGCAAATTCAGCCCGGCGCGTCGCCTTGCGCGTGTTCTCGAACGTGATTACATCGTCAATGAACACGTCGTCAAAGTGGCGCAGCGTGATCTCGGTCTCTGAGCCGTGCGCGCTTAGATTGGCCTCTTTATGCACGGCCGTTCTGCCGCGCATCCAGATTTCTTTAAGCGTGCCGTGCTTGATAGGATCACAGCCGCAGATGCCCCTGATCATTTCAGACCTGAGCAGCGACGCTATTTGACGGCTGATCGCTTCGGCCTGATCCTGAGTTTTTGATACGAGTAACACGCGGCGGTTTCGATCAATCAACAGCAGGCGCACAATTTCAGAGACCGTGACAGACGTTGTTTTAGCGTGCCCGCGTGGGGCAAGGATCAACGTCTGTTTGTTCTCGCGTACCTGTTTGATCCAGGCTGTATGGAACGGCTTAAAGAGCTGGCCTGGATACAGAGCGGCAAGCAGCGCGGTAGGGTCTTCCGCTATTCGCTGCTGCGCTGCTGCTCTGGTACTTCGCCCCACGGTACTTCGATTTCTTCAAGCTGATTTGTTTGAATGCGCTGTTCGAGCTTGTCTGACATTCCGAGCCATTGCTTGCTCAGCCAGATGCACATGGTCACGTTGCCGCCCTTGGCGAGACTGATCATCTTGCGCCGCAGTGTTTCCTTTAGATCAGCCAAGCCTCTTTTATAGGCTTTACAAAATGGGCTGTTTTCATCGGCCATGGCGCGGCTGATTGTGGCGTTTGAGCACTCGAAGCGCGCGGCCATTTCCTCTTGCGTTGCGCCAAGTGCGCCAAGGTCTTCTACGCGCACAAGGTCAAACTCTATTTTCGGTCTGCCAACGTCGCCCATGTTCCACTCAAAAAAAAGTGCCCGCCGTTAAGCGGGCAATGTCTCTGCCTTAAGATCGGCTCTCGTTAGGAAGTCGATCACCTCACACTTTTGGGATTGTAAAAACATCTAGCGCTTTTTCGTTCCCGTGTCAAGAGAAAAAGCTATCCCCTATCCTATCCCCCTACCCCCTTCCCTTCCCCCTTTTCACCGGATAGCAGTACCCGGCCTTAACCAGCGCCCCCACCGCCGCCGATTCCAGCGCCTTGCATTCATCAAATAGCGTCATGGTCCGTAGGTGTAATCCGTGCGCCCTCCAGTGCGCAGCAACGCCTGCAACACTGCCGATTACAACGAACGTGTATAAAACCTCAACCGAACCATCCGCTGGCAACGCTCCGCAGATCACGCGGTTTAGATCGGCGCTCAACTCCATAGCCGTCACGCGCGCCGGGCGTGGCCTGGATTTGATCTTCGGCTCTTTTGTGATCGGCAAGCTCACAAGCCCCGGCTCGTTTTTGCCGTCGCGATAGCAAGCCCACATGCGCAATGCAGCCATAGGGGCCATGCGCTTGTCATCGGGTTCGTCACAGACTGCGGCCTGAGCGCGGAAAAACAGCTTGTCGTAGTCGATTGAAACGATGGTCATCGTAGCACCCGCTCTTGCTGTCAATGTTTTTCCCTCCTGCCGCCTGTCTTCACCGCCCACAATAATAGCAGGGCCAGCGGTATCCCCACCGTGAACCCCGTTCCCAGCGCTATTATGACTACCTGGAATCCCGTGTACATTTAGCCCTCCATGCCGCGATCCCCTTGCCAAGCCTTAACATCCAGCCAAGTATAGCGACAACCGCCGGTTCAATCCCCGTCGCTTCCCACAAGTCCGCAAACGCCTCGTGTAGCAAGTCGCTTTGAAACCACAGTGTATCGCGCGCTGGGTTGTGTTCATCGCACCACGGTCCGCGGGAAAAGGTGCGCATGCTGCGGCTGCGCTCTCCGGGTGTAAGCAGTTTGCCGCATTTATTGCACTTGATAGGATATATCTTTATTACGTGGCGCTTCACGTCCGTCATGGCCTCCCCCTTTTGATCCAATTTACCACCCTTTCCCACCACGTCACGCGCTGCGGCTGTAGCTCGATTAAGAGCACTATTTCCTCCGTGGTGGTATACAATACTTACTCGTGATAACCGTCGCTACGGCCGCAATAACTAGGGCCGCTGCTGTCCATACCCAATGATCGGGATTGGGGATATAGAACGACGCTACAAGCAGCACCACGAGGACACCAATAAGCGCCCAGAAGTTTTTTTGATACTTAGTCCCAAATAGCCGTACAGAAATGGGCTGTTTTGGTTTAAATAACTGGCATTCCAAGTTACGATTTAAGTTATGCGGCGTCGATTTCGGGCGTAACTCCCCGCTCCACATTTCCGTAAGATTCTCCGGCGCATGGCATTCTGCTATATCTCCGACTCCGCCATGGTTGTTAATGGTCTCGCTTGAGGAATAAGCTATTCTACCCGGCTTAAGATATTCACAATTTAGGCATCCTGCGTTCATTCCCCCGCCCTCCACGTCCAGGCCCTTACGAGCCCGGCGTCTGTGTCTGCTATCACGGCAAACGCCGCCTCTGACAAGTCCAGGTCGCGCCCTGCCACAAACGGCCCACGGTCGTTGATGCGGACCTCTACGCACCTGTCCGCGCAAACGATCAGCCGCGTCCCGAACGGCAGGCTCCGATGCGCCGCTGTCATTTCCCGGCGGTCGAATATCTCCCCGCTCGCCGTGCGCCTGCCGTCAAAGCCGGGTCCGTACCAGGAGCACGTCATCGGCTCCGCCGTCGCAAGCTGGCACGCGGCGGCGAGCAGGGCAAGAGCAAGGATCACTTTTCGCGCCGCATGGTGATCTTGCCGTTTTCGCGCACGGTAATAACCTTGTACGCCTGGCCCTCGACTATTATGCGCATGCCCTTTTGCAGCCCGAACACCGCAATCTCTTTCACATTCGGGTTTTCGAGCCGCCTCTTTGCCTCATCGGCGTCGAACGGCTCAATCGGCCCGCGTGATTCATCATGCCTCACTTCTTGCATTGTTCCTCCCGCTTCTTCATTTCCCGTTTAATTGCCATCCGCTCGCTTAAAACTCCGTCTGTGATAGTGCGCTTGTCCCGCGCTACAGCCTCGCTTCGCCGCCGGCGGATTTCTTCGGCCCAATCTTCTTCATCGTCCTGATCCACGAGGCGGCGCGGCTTGCGCGTGAACTTGGAATAGAGGTCGGCCATTTTATTCTTCCATCCTTTCCGCTGCGCGCACCTGCCACGCGGCGGCGAATAGGGCGAGGGCGAGAGTCACTTCCCCGCCTCCTCCTGCCACTTTTTCAGCGTGGCGAGTTCGCGCTGCAACTGCTTTATATGTTCCGCGCTGTAGTCGGCGTTCATCATATGCTCGCATCGGGCAACGGAGCGGAAAAGTCTCCGCGCGCCTGGTTGGACATATCGCCGCGCTTATAGTAGTAATAGCTACCATTTTCGTTGAGTATCAGAATTGATCGGGTTAGACTGGACCGATACCTAGTAAATTCGTGCTCCCAGCCCCTATCCGCGGCATCGCCTGCGCGTTTTATAAAGTCGGGGTAAAAGCTATCGAGCTTGTAGACGGGCATATCGTCGGCCTTACTGTGCTCCCCTGTCGCATCCAGCGCGGCGCGGAGTTCTGCTTTTATCGCCGCCCCTACGTCATCGAGCGTGCATGAATTAAGGTACAGGTGGACCATTCCGACCGCCTTTTCCAGCGCCGCCACGCGGGCGCGGAGCGCGTCATTCTCTGCCTTGAGCGGTCCATAGCAATCGATAATCTCCGTTTGCACGCTGCGCTCGCGGCCTAATGTCGTGCCGCATTTCGGACATGACGTAGATCGATACTAAAACTCGCATTGCACTTTTTGCAGACGTGCCTCCAGACGTTATCCATCTTCATCCCCTCCCCTTCTTTTGTTCGTCATATTCGGCCAGCGCGTCCTCAATATCCTCGCGCGCTGATGTGCATGGTGGGATGTACCCTTCGGCATTTCGCATCAGTTCGGCCCATGCGTCAAGGCGACTACGGAGCGCGTCACGCTCGGCCACTACAGGAAGCTGATGAACGTGTCCGCACAGTGGACATCCGCCGTCCCATGCGCCTACTATTGCCCCGCCGCATTTCTCACATCTACACGCCTTGTGATTTGCCATGTTCATCCCCTCCCCGCCGTCGGCTGTAGCGCCGAGGGCAAATCGTTATTTCCACGCGGACCAGCGCCGCAAGAGCACGAATCCCCAGCCGTTGCAATCCTCGCACTTGTGCGCCTGGTCAATGCACGGCGGATCGCAGTCATCGCGGCGCTCCGGTATCCAGCCCTCGCCGTCGCACGATCCGCACGAATCGATCAGGCCGATTTTGAACAGCAGGTTGTGCAGCCACACCGGAAGCGGGTTATGCGTCACGGCTTCACCGGCGGATAGATTGAGGCCCAGGGGCAGCCGGGATATTTGCGAAGTGCTTCGGCTCCGTATGACACGACATACTCTCCAAGACCTAAATCTACTAGCACATCCTCGTTGCTGTTCGGCGCTGGCCGATCCGTAACCCACGGGCCAGCGGCTGGCTGCTTAATACCGCCGCCAATTCGCATTTCACCTTCCGCCTTGTACCCGAGCGCCTTGTCTCTTAATTTCCCAGTACCGGCTAAATTCATAACACCACCCCCATTCCCCGCGCGAATGCCTCTGCGGCCGCGCGGGCTGCGGTTTGACAGGTCAACTTCCGCCAATCGCCTTCCACACCAACGCCTGTCGGCATGCCGTTCGCGTCGATCACGCGCCAATACCAACGTCGCCACATATACCAGCCCACGGCCAGCGAGTAGCCGCCGGGGAGCTTGAGCGTGTACGGGTAGTTTTCGCCGCTGTCGTCAAAGACCCACGCCTTACTTAGTCTCACTTCGCACCTCCCCTTTCCTCTTGATCCTCTTTCGGTAATGTCTTTAAAAGCCTTTTTCTACACTCCTTACAATTATCCGGGGAGTTGTTTAGGCCCTGTTCCAACTTTGGCGATCCAAGCATCAGCCACCTGCCGCATAATGAGCGGTGGTCAACGATGTAATGCCACTTGGGACTACCGATAATGAACGTCCACCCGCCCTTCATTTCTTCCCCCTGTTTAATCCCAGCGCCACCAGCACCTGGTCAACGCTGCGCACCTCGATTGCGACAGCGCCCGCGAGAAGCATTGCCTCAATCTGTTTGTCCTGTGCGGGCCGCAACGTATCGCGGCCCACCTTGATCTCAAAGCCATACAGCCGCCCCTTGTAGCACGCCAGCACGTCCGGTATGCCTGCCGATTGCCCGTGCTTATGCCTGCCGACGTGTTCTGCAATCTGAGCGACCCAGCAGTTAGGCAGGCTCTTGAGAACGGCCACCACGGCGGATTGGAGTTCGGAGTGGGTCACGGTTTTTTTTCCCACAATGCACAATGCCCGCCCATATTAAACCAGCGGCATCGGCCATACTTTTCAATAAAATATTGCCCACACATGTAATTATAGTGCTCTTTTGTTCTGCGGCTTGATCCGTGTTCACAATATCCGGGTGTGTGTGACGTACTAAAATAGTACGCACATTTAGCACAACCAGGATTTTTTGGTATACAAATAAAAGCACGCCAGGCGCAGCCTAATGCCCGTTGTAATTCAGCGAATGTCACTCTGCACCTCCCTTGCGTATCGCCACGCCTGCCCCGTTTTTACAACGCGCGTGCCGTCGCTGAATTGCAGCAGCACGTTACGTGGCCCCGGCCCCTTCGCTGCTATGATCAGCCGCGCGGGTTCAGTGCGGCCCTTGCCGTGGATGCGGCGCAGGAGCTTGGTCACTTTGACACCTCCGCTCTATATTTTGGACAGTCAGCCCAGCGGCAGCCCTTAATTGGTACTCCTGCCGATAGGCACGTCCGGCGTATGCGGCATGTGCGGCAGTCGCGCCGGGAACGCTGGCGCGTTTTCACTTCCCCTCCAGCAGCGCGGCCTTTTTCAGCAGCTTATTCAAAGCACATCGCGGCCCGCCGTTGCCCTTGAGATGGTCGCGATATGAATATCCGCATGTGCAGGAAAAGTCGCCGAAGTGCGCGCACAGCTTTCGCAGCGCCTTGTCCCGCTTTTCAATTTCGTGGCGAAGCGAGCTGATCGTGCATAGGTCCCTCGCCACTTTTCCGCGCAGTCGTTCAATTTCTCGCATGGTCGGCTCCCTCCAGCAGCGCGGCAAGGGCGCAATCGCGGTCATGCGCTCCCATGCCAACGTGACACTTCGGACATGCCGCTTCGATGTTGTCTGAAAAAAATTCGTTGTGATCGACCATTTCCGTTTTCCATCCGGACCATTGAATTTCTCGCAGCATTGCCACTGCCGCCTCGTACTTCGCCTCGCGCTTCCCCAGCTCTGCGCAGTTATAGCATCGGTCATCACCTACACCTTGATAATCGCCAGGGCAAGCGACGCCCGCGCCAGACGTGGCGGCGCGGAGGCGGGAAACCACACCCATGATAATATCGCCGGTTTCATCGTGAATCGGGTCTGTTAAATCCTCATCTTTTATCGAGATTAATAATTTTTCAGCCGCCCGGCACGCCGCGAGCGCTGTGTCGAGCTGAACTTTGAGTTGGCCTAGCGTCTCTAGGGCGGTATGTAATTTAACGCAGTTGGCCCTTGCGTATTCGAAGTCCGAGCATTGCGGAACGTCTCTAGGCCGCAGACCGTTGAACGTTGCCAAGCATGCTCGGGCCGCATCGCGCTCTGCCGTCAACTGTGTTCGCTCCTTGACCATCGCGTTCATCGTCTGCTGCGAGTAGCCCGTACCGGACTCGGCTAACTTCGCAAGCTGGTCGAGCGCCGCGTCGCGCTCTGCCGTGACTGCGGCAAGGGCGGCCTGCGCGTCGTCAAAACGTACCCAGTCGCCGTCGCTGGCTTCTTTCATTTCGCGCCATGCCTGACCACAGCGCGTAACATCTTCGAGGTCGTGGCGTTTCACTTCGTCCCCTTCGCCGCCTCGATCCGCTTGTCGAGTTCGTCCCGCAACGCCTTGGTCGTGGTTTCATCGGTCATGATTCCGCCCTCCCCCTGTAGCTTGTTTGTGTTGTTAATCTGAGCATGCGCGTCATGGTCCGGTCTTTAATGCGGTCCATGGATCGCGGCTCTATCAGCCTCGATAACTGCGCTTGTTCCATGTTCGTAATTATCAGCGTTGGAATATAGCGCCGGTAAACCACGTTCATCAAGGCGTCCAGGGCCTGTTGATCGCGCTCGGTCTTAGCAACGCTCAGCCCCGCGCCGAAGTCGTCCAGGATTAGCAGGTCCGCCCGCGCGCACATTTCGGCGGCCTGCTCAATATCAACGCCCGATCCCTGGGCAAACGCAATCTGCTTGATTCGTGCAATGATTGAATCGCGCTCGGTATAGAGCACGGCGCGTGTTGGCAGCGCATGAAACGCAGCCGCCGCAAGGTGTGTTTTTCCTGAGCCGGGGATGCCGGTCAATATTC